GTTCAAAGTATCTTTGCTTATTCCTGTGTGGAATCAGCAAGAGTTGGTTATCCGAGCGTTGGAGAGCATCCCGCGCAGAGATGACATTGAGGTGCTCGTCTGTGACGATGGGTCTACAGACAACACGCTGAACAATGTACTCGTTTATGCTGAAGAGCATAAAGACCTTGCCATTCGCGTGCTTCACAATCCCGAAAACCACGGGCTTGGGTACACGAAGAACAGGCTTTACGACAACGCAACGGGCGAGTATGTGTATGAACTGGACTCCGATGACTACTTGCTTACTAAAGAGTTTGCAAGCGCGATGTCGTGGCTTGACGGCGCAGACCTCGTCTTTGTCAACTTGCAAGTGAATGACGGAAGTATCCTCTATCTGAACGACAGCACCAAGAACCTTTGGGTCGGCGGCGCAAGCAAGTTCATACGCAGAGAGTATCTTGGCGACATTCGTTGCGATGAAGTTAGGGTTTATGAAGATGTATCCCTTAACAAAGGGGTCATGGCAAAGCCGCACACAGAGAAGTTCACGGACTTGACCGTGTACCACTACAACTTTCCACGGGAAGGAAGCTTGTGTTGGCTAGGGGCTAGGGGGCTTGTCAAATGACGAATGTATTCTACTTTGACAACCTCAATTCCATCGGCGGCATTGAAACATTCTTCTATCAGCTTGGAAAGAAGTACGGCAAAGACTACGACATCACTCTGTTTTACAGAGGCGGCGACCCGAACCAAATCAAGCGGTTGTCAAAATACATCAAGCTACGGCGTTACCGTGAAGGCAAGAAGATAAAGTGCAAGAGAGCCTTTGTGTGCTTCAATTCTGATATTCTCAACGACATCGAAGCCGAAGAGTATTATCAGATGCTTCACGGCGACTACACGGCGATGCAGATATTCCCACGGGAACACGAAAAGATTCAGAAGCGTGTTGCTGTCAGCGAGGTTGTGCGGAAATCGTACCTAAAGGCGAAGGGTATTGACAGCATCGTAAGCTACAACCCGTACACACCCGAAAAGCCACGCAAAGTTCTGAACCTTATCAGCGCAACACGGCTGACGAAGGAAAAGGGTTGGAACAGGATGGTCGCCCTTGCAGACGAACTTGATAAAGCAGGCATCCCGTTTCAATGGATTGTCTACACGGACAACACGACACTTCCCGTGAAGAACAAGAGCATGGTCTTTGCGCCGCCACGCCTTGATGTTGTGGACTTTGTTGCAAAGGCTGACTACTTCGTTCAGCTTTCTGATGTCGAGGGGTACTGCTATTCTATTGTGGAAGCCCTCTCTGTAGGCACGCCCGTAATCGTCACAGACTTCCCTGTGGCGCATGAGATTGGCATAAAGAACGGTGAGAATGGTTTTGTTCTTCGCATGGATATGAAGAACTTGCCGTTGGACGATATCTACAAAGGACTAAAGAAGTTTAAGTACGACACCCTTCCCGACAAGTGGGATGAACTGCTTGTTAAAGGGAAGACGGAAGAGGAAGACCCAAACGCCCCCGTCATGGTTCGTTGCACAAAGGTTTACTTTGACCTTGAATTCGACAAGCTGATGGAGTACGGCGATGTGTGGGAAGTTGAGCCAAGCCGTGCAGACCTTCTGTACGACCTAGGCGTAATTGAGTATGTGACGGAGTAACTATGGATGTAATGCCGTTTGACGAACTGAATAAGTTTAAGGCGGCACTTCCGCAGTTTTTTAACGAGGACGGCAAGGGCATCAAGTCCAAGAAGGACTACGACTCCCTGCTCGATATGTTAGAGGACTTGTTCCTTCTCGCATACGCAAACGGCGTTCAATCCAGTAACCTTGCGCTTTCATCCAACATCGAGCCGACTTTGAATGAGGTGCTTAATGTTGTGGACAAGAAGATTGCAGGCAAGACATGGCGTGACCGAGTACGCGAGTACTACGACAATGGCGGCACGATAGCCGACATCGAGCGCATCGCCGAAACGGAAACGCACAGGGATAGCAACGCAGGCGCATACCAAGCCGCCAAGGCGGCAGGGGCTACGGAGAAGACTTGGCATTGCATGATGCTTCCGACTTCCCGCGACACCCATGTGTACCTTGACGGCGTTACCGCTCCGATTGACGGAGTGTTCTATTCCTACAAAGGCGGCTCTACCAAGTATCCGAGCGAGTGGGGCATTGCCGAAGAGGATGTCAACTGCCTTTGTTGGCTAACTTATAAATAGGGGAGATTGCTATGTGGGCAGTTAACGGAATTGACCTAAAGATGTGCGAAGGGGATTGGGGCATCATTCTCCCGACAAAAGTTTCGGGAACGACCCTTACCGAACATGATGAACTCCTGTTCACGCTGAAGGACGGCATGAACGGCGAAACCGTGTTCACAAAGACCTTTACCAACATCACGCAAAACACCTTCAACTTTTCGCTTACCGAAGCCGAGAGCGCATTGCTCCCTGTCGGTTCGTACTGCTACTCGTTGGATTGGTATCAAGACGGCGCGTTTATGTGCAACCTTGTGGAGTGCGGACAGTTTAAGGTCGGTGATAAGGCGTGACACTTGAAATCACCTATATCCCGCAAGCACTAAACATTGACTTTGCACCCGCTTCGATGGGGATTGAAATTGAGAACCCCATCACACGCGACTATGTGGAACGCGACCCTTACACGGGAGAGTACACATTTACCCCGTCTGCTGAAACGCAGACAGTTCCTACTAATGGACTACGGATGACGGATGATATCACAATCAACCCAATTCCGAACAACTATGGACTCATCACATGGAATGGGTCGGTAATTACTGTATCGTAAGGAGTAAGAAAAATGGCTCATCCAAGTGTTGTTATCAATGGAGTTACCTATCAGAACTGCCCCGAAGTCGATATCCCGAAGTCGGGCGGCGGCACAGCCAAGTTCTTCGATGCTTCACAGACAGATGCGGCTGACGGCAATGTGCTTTCGGGCAAAAAGTATGTTGGCGCAACGGGCGAAAGCACGGGTTCAATGGCGAACAACGGCACAACGGGCGGCACTATTGGCACGAAGGCGGGAACTTACACTATCCCTGCGGGCTACACAAGTGGCGGCACGGTATCGCTGACGAATGTGACCGATTGCGTAAGCGGCAACATTTTGAGCGGCAAGAGCATCCTTGGCGTGTCGGGTAGCCTCTCCATGCCGACTATCTCACAGGACGGTACGACCAAGATTCTGTCTATCTCATAAGGGGGTGTTTGCATGGCGCAAAACATCACCTTGATGGGCGCAAACTATAGCGCAGTTCCCGCCGTGACACTTCCGAAGACGGGCGGTGGAACGGCAAGTTTCACAGATGTGACGGACACTACGGCGGCGGCTGAAGATGTCGCAAGTGGGAAGTATTTTTATACTGCGGCGGGCGTTCGCACACAGGGAACATCATCGGGCGGCGGTAGTAGCAAGAACACGCAAGTAGTCCAAGGCACAACCCGAACAACCTCGTCCACGATGACGGCAATCGGTGCGGAGATGACCGTAGGTAAGACAGGCACTTATGACATTTACTGGTCTGCTTTCCGCTCAAACACATCGTCATCCTACACCTATGCCACGCAACTCTATATTGACGGCGTGGCGCATGGCTCTGAAAACAGCACATGGAGCAACCATGTTCAAAACAATCATTTGACGAGCGTTTCGCTAACGCTAAACCAAAAGATAAGAGTGCGTGGGCGAAATTCAAGAGGTTCTTCGTATTACATTTACGCTCCGACCCTCGTTATCGTAGAAAATTAAGGGTGGTGAGAACATTGAGTGATGCAGTAATCGTTGCCTTAATTACGGCGGCAGTAACGCTATTCGGAACAATCCTCACCACGATTACGACTTCGATTTCAAACAGGAAAAAGACGGTTGGGCGAATTGATGATGTGGAAGTCAAGTTGGACTCCCATATCAAAGAAGAAGAGTGGGCAAACGCCAAGCAGATTCGCGTGCGTATCTTGCGCTTCAATGACGAACTGTGCAGAGGCGTAAAGATGTCCGAAAACCACTTTGAAGACATTTTGGACGACATAGATGTCTACGAAAAGTTCTGTGATGCACATCCCGACTATCACAACGGGAAGGGCGTCATAGCAATGGCGCATATCAAAGCAGAATATCAGAAGCACATGGTGAATCACGATTTTTTGTAAAGGAGAATGACTATGCAACTGCCCGATAAAGTTTACGATGTTCTTAAATGGATTGTAATGATTGTTATTCCCGCTCTCACGACCGCCTATGTCGGTCTTGCGGCAATTTGGGGATTCCCCTTCGCAGAGGAAGTTGCCAAGACCTCTGCCGTTGTCTGCACCCTGTTGGGCGCACTTCTTGGCATCAGCACCGCCCAGTTCTACAAGGGCGAACATCTTGAGTAAGCATTACGCTTAACATATATCGACAGGGAAGTCGTTAAAACGCACACAGGGTCATGACAAGACCTAAAAACGGAGAAAAGACAGGGAAGTCTATAATCGCAAGGAGAAGACATGAAAATTGACACTAGCACTATCACGGGCTATGCGGAGATGTCCGCAGAAGAGAAACTGAAGGCACTTGAAGAGTTTGACATCGAAGTGCCGAAAGACAACGGTGACGAGGTCACCAAGCTGAAGGCGGCTCTTTCAAAAGCCAATTCGGATGCGGCTGAATGGAAACGGCAGTTTCGTGAGAAACAGACCGAACAGGAACGCGCCGAGGCAGAGAGAGCAGAGAGAGAAAAAGCAGTTGAAGAAGAACTGCGCGGACTCCGTAGAGATAAGACCGTGAGCGGATATGTTGCTCAATGTCTTGCTCTTGGCTATGAGAAAGAACTTGCCCTTAAGGCGGCAGAGGCTATGGCTGACAACGATGCCGCCGCTATCCTAGCGTGTCAGCAAGAATTTTTAGAGGCGAAGACCAAAGAGTTGGAAGCCGCCGCTCTCAACAAGCAACCCACGCTTTCTGTGGGTGCGCCCCCAACGGCTACGACAGCCGCGATTGAGGAAGAGAACAAGCTTCGTAGGACTATGGGTCTACCGCCTCGCAAATAACCTACAAAGGAGAACAAACAAATGGCTACGACCGTTTCCCCTGCTATTGCTAATAGCATTGGTCTTGCTTCCCAGTATGTACCTCTTCTTGACGAGATTTACAAGGCTGAATCCAAGACCGCACTTCTCGATACCGCCCAAGACCGCGTTCGTTGGTCGGACGATACCCATTCCTTCTACCTCTTTGAAACCGACATGGTCGGACTTGGCGACTATTCCCGCAACGGCGGCTTTGTCCGTGGCGATGTGACCGCCTCTTGGCGGCAGTACACCCCGCAATGGGATAGAGGTCGCCAGTTCCTCGTTGACAACATGGACAACGCCGAGAGCATGGGTCTTGCCTTTGGCACTCTTGCTTCCGAGTTCATGCGTACCAAGGTCATCCCCGAAGTCGATGCCTGCCGCTTCGCCGCTTATGCGAAAGCCGCTTCCAACAGCATGAAGACCGCCGAGAACATCAATAGCGGCGCGGGTGCTGTTGCCGCCATCGACCTTGGCATTGAGAAGCTTGACAACGCCGAAGTGCCTTATGAGGGGCGCATCCTGTTCGTCAATCCGACTATGT